TATGGTGGTGGATAAGTCATGGCGACTTTTGCCAGACTTTCCTTTACATCATCTTTTTCGAATGTATCTTTGATGTATGACCATTCTTTCTCGTCAATGTGAAGATAAGGAACTTGATATAGGAACTTGTTAAAGTAAGGTAGGTACATTATTCTTCAAATAAATGATATCTACTGAATTGTTTTAATTGTTCTGATGTAGCATTGTTTTTCATCACATTGGCTAAATTACTCATCAACATTACATTACCTGGTATATAACCTTTAGTTGGATCTATCCTATCTAATGATGGTGAGTTATTTTGTAATCCATGCATACCCCAATCTAAATCTATTCCAAATACAGGACATACTTTAGGATACTCTGTGGTTTCATAAGCCCAACGATTCTTTTTACTTTTATATTTTTTAATCTTAACACCTGGTATATCTGTTGGTTCTATGGTGAACTCTGTATTACCGTTATATTTAACACGAGCTTTTTTACTTGAAAACCATACTTTGAATCGACACATATTATCATGATCTACTTTTGCACAAGATTTACAATAAGATCGTATTCCATTCTTTCCGGTTATCTGTTTACTAAACTCACTTAATGGTTGATGTTTATTACACTTAGAACAAATCTTACCCGTTTGGTGTTCGTGTGCTTCTGCTAAAAAGTCATTAACGGTGATGGATTTACTCATCATAGTCTTCATGACACCTAAGTACCGTATCCTCACAATTTCGTTCTGAAGATATTCCATGTATATTTTCAACTGTTCCTATTAACTCTTCGTGAAGATGCATTATCTCGTTGGATGCTTGGTCTTTATCCACATGAATTAATCTCTCTACTTCTACAATCCTATCGATTATATCTTTTACTGTGTATTCCATTTTACTCTCCAAATAACTCTTTAAATGCCTGATTAGCAGCATTTGATTGTTCTGTTTTGACTTTGACTTCTTCTTTCTTTACTTCTTTGATAGCATAGTCACCACGTTTCCAAAAGTCATTTTCAATCTTACTGGCCATCATATCAGCCTGATGTAATATGTAGGCAATATTAGATTTAAGTTGTCTTTCTTTCTGATATGATACATAATAACTTTTATTAGCTTCTTCGTACATACCATCTGTCAATCTTAAACCAAGATATTCATTTTCTGTCATGACGACTCCAAAGTGTTGTAGTATCCAACAAGCTCTATCCGTAACCGTCATAAATTGTAGATTGCCATTATGTTTGTATATCAGACCTTGATTCTTTCTATGCCAATCTGAATCGTTTGGTGTGTAGTAATCCTCGGCTAAATCACCAACCTTACCCAAGTCATGATGTAGAGCAGAGAATATCAATTCCTCTTTGGTAAAGTTATCAACTATAGCTCCATTTCTATCCCAAAGTTCATATATCTGCTGTGCTAAATCGGTGATATGTAAAACGTGTTCCACGTATCCACCGGCATGAGCATTATGGAAGTGTTCTTTACCACTTGCTGGTGCCATACACATTCTTTCGTCAAAGTAATGATACATATTGAGAAGTTTTTCTCTCCGCTCACTTCCTTCTTCAAATGTATCTTTTACAATTTGAATTAATTTTTCCCAATTCTCTTGTATTTGTTCTGGTGTTAGTTCTTTCATAATATATTGTCCTTAAAATTGGTTATCTTATCATGTTGTCTAAAACTTTCATGAATGTATTTTTCAGAATCATATTCCTCATCAGGTTCTAGGTCTTTTATTTTATAGAACCCATAAAATGTGGTACTTATAAATTCGTCTATAATTTCCCTATCTTTTGTTTTAAATCCAAATATTTTAATTAATTCTTCAACCCGTTCTCTCACAGGTATCACATGCTCAAAATAAAGACCTTTTGGTACAGCCTCATTAGGTTCTATAGCTCCTTTACCATGTTTCTTACGAGCTGAGATTGATAATTGAATTGTATTTTCCTCCTTTAAAATTTCATCACAATCTCTTAACATGATATTTATATGTTTTCTAGGTATATTATCACCATTAGATAAATCACGCAAATTGTTATATAAGGTGTCATAAAATTTACTCATTATACATAATCCTCATATTTTATTAATGTTGATTTATCGTCACCATTTTGGTAAAAATTTTGTGGTATTATGGCACAAATATAAACTTTATCTTTATGGGCGTTCAACCCGTAGTTAAATTGTCTTTCTACCCAACGAACAAACTTCTTCCTATCACTTTCTATTTCATCTGCGGTTTTACATTGATCAACTGTAAGGAAAATCATATATTTTTTATCAATTTTTTCTTCCATATCTCTTGATATTTGTTGAATTAATTTACCCGAAACCCTATCTTTAGCGCCATTATCCCATATTAACGGAGTTATAAATTCCCTCATACTACCAAACAATTGTTGAGGTTTACCTATGTTTGACCAATTAATATTATCAAGGGTTAATCCTCTAAATGTAAAAGAATTATCATAGTTTTTACCCCAATCGACTAATAGTTCCTTAGTAGTATATTTATCTATTGGTTTATAAATTCCAAGTGTTTCCTTTTGCCTCGTTATAATTTTATCTGCCCAACCTTTTTTTAAAGTTGATTTGTCCTCAATTAGTAATTCTTTTAATCTACTAATTTCTTGTTCGGCAGTTGGTAATCTACCATCAACCTTGTAATTTCTTAGTTCTATCGAATATGAATTACTAGTATCTTGCCATGTTACTTTTTTTGAAGGAGTTTGTCCCTCTAAATTCTCTGTTCTAGCTAACCTAGCTATCGCACTTTCAAATATTGATTTATTAAGATCACCTGGTAGTCTTATTGAACACTCGGGTAAGTGAGATACATTAGCGTGATTTTCATTACCAGCAAAGTGACGATGTAAACAAAAAGCAGCAAAGAATCTTTTAGTTAATGGCATATCCAACATATTTTTATAGTGGTCTTGCCCATCAAAATCAAAAACAACTACAGGATCTTCTTTTTTTCTAAAACCTATTTTGGGATTTGTAAATTCTTTTTCTATTTCACCCACAACATTTTCATCAACTGCACCATCTCTACCAAAATTATTTTGCGGGTTAATGTATATATCAACTAATTCAATTAATTTAATAGTGGTTTTTAGTGTTAAATTATTGGATGTACAATAAGAACTATTTTTAAAGTTTTCCAACCAAATCGGCGTGGAAAATCCTGTGGTGTCCATTTTTGACCAATCAAGTTGTTTTTGTTTTAAAAAATTACTCATTTTTTATTCCTTATTATTTGGTTTAGTGTTAATATTTATATCTCTTAATATACAAAGAATATATGTTAGTGTCAAGCACTATTTGAAATATTCTTTAAATTCTCTGTTCTTTTCTTTGCTATATTGTAAATCTCTTCATCCTTCTCTGAACCATAGTATTTTCTACCCAAGTTATAACTGGCTATAGCAGTAGTTCCTATACCAACGAAAGGATCGTAAACCGTATCACCTCTATCAGTAAAATTATCAATACATCTACTTATCATTGTTTCTGGAAAATGATAAGTGTATCTTATACCATCAAACACTTCTGTCTTATAATCTTCTGTCCAATTATCAGCTCTATATCTTTTAGTGCCTCTTGATTTAATCTTACCTCTACCAAAGTTCTGAACCATAGCATAATCATATCGATATAAATTATTTCTTTCACCCAAGTTGATGTCTATTTTTGGTTTAATCCATACTTTCTTTGTAATCAAACTATATCCCAAGTCTTTCATTATTTCATACACTTGATAATCTTTAGGTATAGTTCGGGCTTTAAATCTTCTAAGACTCGTGACTATTGTAACTACATTATTGGTAGGATTAAGTTTACTATATATTTCTTTTTGCCAATCTAAGTATTCGTTGTCGTCTTTTATAGGTGTTAGATTTAACTCATCATAATCAGGTGGTGAAAAACAAGTGTAATCATATTTTATATCCCGTTTAGTTAAAGTATCTAAACAATCTTCATTAAATATCTCATTCACAGCTTCCTCACTTTATTTTTATCTAACTTTAACCTATGTGCATATGTACCTTCTTTCTGAATGACTATGTAGAAATCATCCTCTATACTTTCTACCATATACCGCTCAGTAAGACCTACTTTTGTAACGATAACCCAATCTCCGACTTTTATTTCTTTATCTTTCATTTCTTATGGAAGATAAAAATTGGTTCGTATTTCAATGTGACACCATCTACATCAACTTTGTTTTTAACATTTGACTGGTCAACTCCAATCATTGATGCCATAAGCATTTTCAACTTACCTTTATATTCCCCACCAAGTGATTCGATAATGTCAATCGAGTCTTGCTCTAATGGTTGAAATGTATCTTTGCCAGTTTTAATGTCAGCAATATTCCATAACAAATATCTATTACTTTTCAAACTATTGTAAGCATTTGTTAATGTTGGTTTTAAGAAGTTATCTCTCCAATCACGATACATTGGATAGGCCTTAAATGATTGTTCATCGTCATCACTATATTGTTCTCTATCGAAATAAGGTGGTGAAGTAAATACCATATCCAACTTACCTTTGTATTGTTGGAAATCTGGATGGTTTCCAATATGCTCTGAACCTTCTTGGAATACGTGATAAGTATTTTTCTCTTCTTCCCAAAATGGATTTGTTTCCAAGCCGTGTTCATTAAAAAAGTCAGCAACATACTCATATCTTGACTTACCTAGCTCATCTATATAGTTATCCGTATTCGGGTCTGTACCAATATAATGTATTTTTTTCTTTGATGCCATAGCACCAAGTATCCTACCACCCCAACCCGCACTCGGGTCATAAATATTCAATGGCTCATCTTGTTCTATATGATTTGTCATTTTCTCATATAAAAGTCTTGCCGTAAGTGGTGGGAAGTTAACTGCTGGTTGTGAGTTTAAACTCAATCTAAATATCTGAAATGCCGATGGGAATAATTTCTTTTCAACATGATAATACCTAATCATAAACACATTTGTTTTAACATTACCACTTTTAGTCCTAACTGTATCAGTAAGGTCATCGATGGATAACTTACATTTACGAGTAGGACACCATAGATTAGTTATCATATCATCAGTAATCAATCCATCTTTATGAGCCTGTTTGATTTCATCAGCAGTTATAGTGACATATGATTTAAGATACTTCTCCTGATGTGATTTAGCAATCCATAACCTATGGTTCTTGAACTTTAATTTGTTTTCTTGATAATACTTTAACCACTCTACTGCAGTTTCGCCATTCCAATAAGGCAATCTACCTTTCTTGTTTTCTTTCCTATCCAGCGAAAGAGACTTACTGAAACTATACATAGAATCTCTACGAAGTCCTCGTCTTAGGGCTTTGTAAAATAAATCTTTATTTACATCTTCCTTTATCCTATCGTAAATAGAATTAAGCCCAACATCACCCATATCTCCGATACGAGTTTTTAACATAGTTGGGAAGAATTGATTGACTCCATTGGCAAATTTATTGAAGTTCTTGATTACATTTCTCTGACCATCATCAGCCTTTTCAATGAAGCCGTGGATGTCATACTCTCTTAATTTCTTAAAAGAACTGATTATCTTCTCAATGGATTGTCCAACCATCGGTGGAGTTCCACGTGTATCCCAATCTTCAATTATATATTGACGAGCTTCTTCAATCCACTCATCTAATTCTTCATCTGTTTTGTGGAATAGTTCATCATAAGTAATATTGACTTTAGAGTCCATTATACCACTTTTTTCGTAGTAGTATTTACTCACCCACTACCTCTTTAATTTTACCAAGATGACCACCAACTCTCTGAACATAAAGTTCAGCATCCGCTAAATCCTTAGCAAGAAACGAGTAACCTTCATCGGTTGTCCATTTTTTGTAATGGTCGAATTGACCAACTTTCTTTTTTGCCATTATAACTCCTATTTTATGATTTATTTAATTTTCTTAATATACGAATAAT